GATGGCCAATCGCGTCATGACCACGACCGAACTCGCCGGCATCATCCCCGAACTCTGGTCCTCGAAGTTCTATCCCACGCTGCTCGAATCGCTGCCGTTCAATGACAGCGTCTCGCGCGACTATCAAGGCGAGATCACCGCGCTCGGCGACACGGTGCATATCAACGACTTTCCGCAATTCGACGAGGCCGACGAGATCCTCGAAGACGAAGCGGCCGACGCCGACAGCGTCACGCCGAACGATCAGACGCTCGTGATCAACAAGCAAGTCGTGAAGGATTTCATCCTCACGAAAAAGGCGCAGGCGCAGAGCATCGACGCGGGGAACCGTCTGCGTGATCTCGCGCTGTTCTCGATCCTGAAGAAGATGCAACGCATCATCATCTCCCTGATCGTGCCGAGCGCGTCGGCGCCCGACCACACGATCGCTTACGACAGCGGCACCACGCTCGCGCTCGCCGACATCCTCGAAGCGAAAGAGCTGCTCGACGGCTCCGATGTCGAGGAAGCCGGCCGCACGATGATCGTCGGCGCCGCGCAAGTGAACGACCTGTTCAACATCACCGGGTTCACGTCCCGCGACTTCGTCGCGAACGCGAACGCGATGACGCAAGGCGGGTTCACCGCGCCGATCCTCGGCTTCAATCTGAAGTGGACGACGGAAGTCGGCACCGTGTCGTACTTCTTCTCGCCGATCTTCATGACGATGGCGGTGCAGCAAGTGCCCTCCGTCGGCGTGTTCGATCTCGGCGGCGACGGCAAGCGCGCCGCTCGCGTCAACATGGACACGCTCTTCGGCGTGAAGCAGCTTTCGAACCTGCGCGTCGTGCAAGTCGGTTAAGTCGGCGCGAGTCGGCTTGTGTGGCTCGGGCTTCGCGCTCGCGGGACGTGTAAGCCCGACCACATTCCTCTCAAGATCGAACGTGTGTCGTACCTAAACACTCTGCCTTGAAAGGGCTTGCACAATGGGCGTTCTCGGATTCTCTCCCCAGCGTTTCCTTCACAAGAAATACTTCGCGAACGGCGGGACGGGCAGCGGCGAAAGCTACTCGAACCCGGCCGCGATCGCGACGGGCTCGGCCGACGTGCTCGCCATCCCGGCCGGCACGCTGATCGAGAAGGTATACCTTCAAATCTTCGTCGCGATCACCGGCACGACGGTGCTCACGGTCGGCGACGACGATTCGGCGACGGGCTTCGTCACGGATCAGGCCGCGAACTTCGCGACGCCCGGCCTGTACAACCTCGACGCCAAAGGCGCGGGCGCGTACCTGCGCGTGCAGACGGCCGGCGCCACGGATGCGGCCGACATTTACGTCGTGCCGACGGCGAAGTTCTACGCCTCTGCCGGCAAAGAAGTGAAAGTCGTCTGCACCACGGCGAACACGGCCGGCGCCTTCGCCGTCTGGGTCGAGGGTCTGTACCTCGGCCGCTGATCGAGATCAACGCGGGGGCTCGTCCACATATGCCGCAACGGGCTGGACGATCCCCCGCTTCACTTCGAGGCTCGCGCCATGCTGTACAACCAGCGCATTCTGCACGGCGACAACGGCACGCTTCGCGAGCTGTCGCGCGAGCTGAACGATCTCGCGGCGCAGACGGTCGTCGTCGATCTCGCGACATCCGTCGATTACCTGTACGTGGGCAGCGATCTCCCTTTCAATCATCGCTTCGTGCAAGTGAGCGTCGCGAACTCCGTCGCCGGCACGCTGAGCGTTGACATATGGGACGGCACCGCGTGGGTTCCCGCCGTCGAAGTCATCGACGGCACGAGCAACAGCAGCGGTGTTCCGTTCGCTCAGAGCGGCGTGCTGTCGTGGACGCTCGATCGGAATTCGCACTGGGGTAAGGAAGACACGACCGAGAACATGACGGGCTCGGGGCTCACGACGCGCAAGATTTACGGGATGTACTGGGCGCGCATCACCGTCAGCGCGAGCATGTCGGCCTCGACGGCGCTCGCGTACATCGGGCATCGCTTCGCCGATGACAACCTGATGACTGTCACGTACCCGGATCTTATGCGCTCGGAAGTGCTGACCGCGTTCGCCGCCGGTAAGACGAGCTGGAACGATCAGCACTTGCTCGCGGCCGAAGAGATCCTGACGGATCTGCGCCAGCGCAAGATCCTTTGGAGCGCGAACCAAGTGCTCGCCTGGGAACAGTTCCAGTTCGCGGCGACGCACAAGTGCGCCGAGATCGTGTACCGCGCCTTCCATGGCCAGTACGAGGAACAGCGCGCGGCGGCGGTGAAGTCGTACCAGAAGGCGATCACGCAAGGCGTGTTCGTCGTCGATCGAAACGAGAACGGCCGTGTCGAGCAGCGCGAACGCCGCCCGGCCGGTGTCATCTTCAGGACGTAAGGGGATCCGATGCCGACGACGTATGCACTGACGCACGCCGCGATTATCGCCCGGCTCACGACTCTGCTGTCGTCGCACAAGCGAATGGCGAACCCTTACGCGCCCGAGACGAACCTTCCGGGCGTGCTTCGCGCCGGATGGGGATTCGCCATCGCGCCCGGCGGCGAGAACACGCAGCGCTTCGTGTGTTCCACGAAGTCGTACCGCGTGAACGTCACGCTCGTGCTGACGCGCGAGAGCGTCGCGCTGCGCGCCGACTCTGCCGCTCAGGACGATGCCGACATCGCTCTGATGGGCGACTGGGAAACGGTTCTGGGCGACGCGCACGTGAACAATCTGAACGCGCCCGGCGGTGCGCTCGTGCGAGCGCAGACGTTCCAGGGGATTCAGACAGTCTTTCTAGAGAACGCGCTGAGCCCTTATCGCGTTCTGTCCGCGAACTTCGACATCGAAATTTTCAACGCTTAGGAGTAGGCAATGGGCGAAAAGATCATCACGCGATCGAGTGTCCTGTTCGCCGTGACGGAGACGACGGAAGGCACGCCCGTTGCTCCGACGGGCGCAACGCAAGCTGTCGAGCTGCAAGATGGGTTCGACTGCTCGCCGCAGTTCGAGACGCTTCAGACGGCGTCTCTGCGTTCGAGCATCGGCCGCTCGAAGCCGATCATCGGCGGCGAGAACCCGGCGATGCAATTCTCGCATTACCTCAAGGCGAGCGGCACCGCCGGCACCGCGCCGGAATGGAAGCTGTACGCTAAGTCGCTTTTCGGCGGCGAGGAAGTCGAAGGCACGGAGTACACGACGACGGTCGGAAGCACCGTCACGTCGCTGGCTGTCACGTCGATCGGCGCGAACGGGTTCGCCGGTCAAGCGCTGCTGATCCAAGATCCCGTCAACGGCTCGCGCCTTCGCGCCGCGCACTCGCTGACGACGAACGCGGCCGAGATGTCGTTCTCGCTGCCGACGGCGCCGGGCTCTGGCGTCTCGATCGGCAAGCCGGTGACGTACTATCCGGCGAACAGCGGCCATCCGACGTTCACGTCGTGGCTCTACATGGGGAACGGCGGAACCACGTTCATGCTGGCCGGCTCGCGCTGCACGTCGATGACGATCACGGCGGAAGCGAATCAGCTGATCAATATGGACTTCGATGTGCAGGCGCGCGGGTTCTATCAGAACCCGATCGAGATCACCGCGAGCACTTGCTATCTCGACTGGACGGATGATGAAGGCACGTTCGCCGCCGCCGTCCCGATCAAGTGGTACAAGTCGCCTCACGAGCTGGCATCTGCGCTGCAAGTCGTCATGCGCGCCGCGAGCGCTGGCGAGACGGCTACCGTCACGTACAGCGACACGACGGGCAAGTTCACGATTCGCACGACGGGCACCGTGCTGTCGCTGCTCTGGAACACCGGCGCGAACGCCGCGAACACGATCGGCACGAAGATCGGTTTCAGCGTCGCCGCGAACGACACCGGCACCGGCGCCACGACGGGATACACGAGCGACAACGCGCAGAGCTTCGCCGCGCCGTACACTCCGACTTACGACGACGCCGACGCGCTCGTCGCAAAGAACATGGAAGTGATGTTCGGCGATCAAGACGATTACGTGTGCGCGGAACCGTCGCGCGTCGTCGTCACCGTGTCGAACACCGTCAGCCGACAAGGCTCGATCTGCTCGGAAACGGGCACCGGCGATTCGCGCGTCACCGGCCGCGACGTATCG